CTCTTGGTTTTTACCCCCGACACAAACATAGGTACAAACAATCCGTTCACGAAATCTGTTGTGTAGCAAGGGTTTTAGGGTTTACGTGAGGCGCGGAACTTGTTGCGCGGCAACGGGTTTCAGGTGGCGGTGGCGGTGAACTGTCCGGTGCCGCGGAACTGCGGAAACAGCTGGCCTGGTACGACTGCGACGGCGCCCGCCAATATCCCATCGCCGGCGAACTGGGCGGGGATTTGTTGGGAGCCGATGAGTGCGGCGGCGGCGAGTGTTCCGGTGCCGCTGAATTGTGGGTGTGCGCTGGTGATGGTGGCGGACAGGGTGCCTTGGCCACTGAATTGGGGGTGGATGTTGGTGATGGTGCCTTTGAGTTGGCCGGCGCCGCTGAATTGGGGGTTGATGCGCCAGCGTGTGGTGGGTGCGGCGGTGATGGTGTAGGTGGTGGTTTCGGGGAGGTATTGGTTGAAGGTGAGGGTCATGGGCGGGGGTCTCGGCCTGGTCGGCCGGTTTGGAGGCGTTCGATGACTTGTTGGGCGCCGCGGGGGCTCATGCCGACTTTTTTGGCGATGGCTCGGTAGGTGTATCCGCGTTTGCGCAGGTCGAGGATGGTTTGGTCGCGTTCGGGGGTGGTTTGTCCGGTTTGATCGTAGTACGGCATGTCGTCATCGTCGCATTAAATGGCGGGTTTACGGTGGTTGTTATGGCCGCCGGGCGGTGGTCGTGTGTGCGTTGCGGTCACCGTGATGATCAGCATGGCCCGGATGGGTGTTGCCGGGTGGGGATTGCGTATGGGTGGGATGAGCGGCGGCGGATGTTTACCGGGTTGGCGCCGTGTCGTTGTTTTGCTTATCGGGCGCCGCCGGGGTTGCCGGTGTCGGTGACGGGGTGTCCGCATGAGTTCGTTAAGGATGTTTGTCGGTGTGTGCATTGTGGGATGGTTCGGGTCGTTGGGCGATGAGTTCGCGCATGAGCCAGGCGCGGCCGTCGCCGGGCCGGTAGTAGTCGAAGAGTTTTTTGTTGCGGGTGATGTCGCGGTCCCAGCCGGGGCTGTCCGCTCGGGCGCCGATGTAGCGGTCCGCGTCCCGGTTGTGTTCGAAGGCGTAGACGCAGCCGGATAGTCGGCGCACGGTGGATAGGGTGCGGGCGATGAGGGTGAATGTGGTGTCTTCCCAGCCCCATCCGCAAAATTCGGGTGGGGTTCCGCCGAGGCGCCAATACTCTTTTTGACTGGTGATGATGGCGCCGCCGACGCCGGCGATCCCGGCGCCGTCCCAAGTGTTCACATGGGGCACGTTGATCAGCTCGGAGATCGGTGTGTCCAGGTATTCGGGGCTGATGACGCGGTATTTGTCGAAGGGCCACCAGATGCCGGTGGGGTCGGCGGCGGCGCGTAGCACGTTGAGTGGGTCGATGAGGGTGTCGGCGTCGGAGATGACGACGATGTCTGTTTTGGCTTGCCGGACGGCGTTGTTGCGGGCTTGGGCGAGGGAGAAGATTTCGGTGTCGGAGTCGGCGGTGATGATGGGCCAGCCGAACATCGGCCAAAAATCCATTATCCGCGCAAATGGTGCTATGCGTGACGGGGTGGGCCGCCATGGGATGCATACGGTGGCTTTGATTCGTGGTTGCAGTTCGGGGATCAGCAGCGCCGGCTGCGCCAGATCCAGGGAGCGCTTAGGTGTGGTGAAGCCCCGGGCCTGGGCTTGCGATGGGGTGGCGAAGATGATCAGGTTTTGCCGGTACCACCATTCGACTTGCTGGTTCCACCAGATGCGCTCGCGGATGAGATCGTAGGGGTGGTAGCCGAGGGCGGCGAAGATCCGGGTCCACCAGGAGGGCCAGCGTTCGTTGAGGTGGCCGATGCCGCCTTGGTTGGGGACGGCGGCGGAGAAGGCGATGATGTCGGAGTGGGCGCAGAGACCTTCGATGAATTGTTTGGCGGCCCGCTTGGGTAGGTGTTCGGCCACTTCTAGGCACATCACCAGGTCGAAGCGGTGCTCCAGTGTCCAGCCGGGGGTGGTGAGGTCGGCGGCGGTGAATATGTCGTCGGGGATTACCAGCGAGTCGCGGGCGTAGGCGCCGTCTATCCCGGCGATGGCGGTGCCCCGTCGTTGCCATTCGGCCAGCCATATGCCGGCGCCGCAGCCGACGTCGAGGACCGAGCGGGGGGCGATCAGCTCATCGAGCAGCGGGACGACGACCGCGGCCGAGGAGGCGGCTCCCTCGGCGAAGTTTTCGTAGAACTCGGGGCTGTACAGGGTTGGGGTCACAATGGGCTATTTTCGGGCCTTTACGGGTCATTTCCGGTCATTTCGGGTCATATTCGGGCATATTTCGGGGTGATGATAGTCATCATGTCAAGCACTTTCGGGCCGCGCGTGTCGGTTGTGCATCGCTTGGTGGTTGTGCGCGCATAATTCCTGGCATGACTCGACGTAAACCGCGGCCGGCTGATCCTGCTCAGTTGTATCCGGAGCGGTTGGAGGCGTTGATCGCGGCGGTGTGGGTGGACGCGATGGCGGGGGATCGCCAAGCGGTGGAAGTCTGTCGGCGGGTGTTGGCTCAGCAGGCCAAATTTTATGGCTTGGATGCTGACGCGGGGCCGGTGCCGCCGATCACGGATCAGCAGCTGGCGCCTGATGATGATGAGCTCGCCAGCTATCGGGCCCGCTATCAACGCAAAGACGCCTGATCATGGCTTGGAACGGACACTCCGAGATGCTCATTTTCGACAAATTCCTGTGGGAGTGCCTAAACCATCCGCAGATGCATCCTGGATCGACGCTCACGCTCAACCATCCTGCTGGTCATCAGTGTGAAATGGTCAATGACCGAGTGTGCTTCACGGGTGCGCTATTCAACGACGGCGATTACATCTACCGGATCGGTGAATACAGCAACGAGTACGACTGCAATTCTTGGCACGCGCGGTGGCCGGACTGATGACGGCGGTCGCGGAGAAGGTCCATGTGCTGGGGTCGACGACCCCGCGGATCCACACCCCGCCGATCTCCGAACACCTCGATGCGGAGGGGATGGTGGCGCGGGAATGGTCGTGGGGTTATGACTGCATCGATTTTTTGGAGAACTGGGTGGGCTGGACGCTGCTGCCGTGGCAGCGGTGGCTCTACATTCATGCGCTGGAAAAGGGTGCGGATGGTAGCGGGTTCCGGTGGCAGACCATTGTGGTGTTGGTGGCGCGGCAGCAGGGTAAGACGCAGTGGTTGAAGGGGTTGGGGTTGTGGCGGTTGTTCGCCAGTCAGCGCGGTGAAGTATCGCGGGAGTGTCCGGGGGCGCGGGTGGCGATTATCGCCGCCCAGAAGTTGGATTATGCGGAGTCGACGTTGCGGGAGGTGGTGGATGATATCCGCAACAATCCGCGGCTGAAGCGGGAGTTGATTAATCATCGGGTGGTTAATGGGCAGCATCGAGTGGATTTGACGCATCGGCGGTCGTGGCGGGCGGCGCCGGCCAGTCGGCGTGGTGGCCGGTCGCTGGCGGTGGACATCATGATGCTTGATGAGTTGCGTGAGCACGCTTCCTGGGATGCGTGGCGGGCGTTGGTGGCGACGACGACGGTGCGCCCGCATTCTCAGACCGTGTGTTGCTCGAATGCGGGGGAAGCGCGTTCGGAGGTGTTGCGGACGTTGCGGGATGGGGCGATCCGGCGGATCACTACCGGGGAGACCGCTGATACGACGATCGGGTTGTATGAGTGGTCGGTACCGATGGATGTGGATCCGGCTGATGAGCGGTTCTGGTATTTGGCGAATCCGGCGATGGGTCATCTCAATTCGTTCACGTTGAAGGATTTGCGCGGTTATTTTGAGGTGCAGCAGTACCGCGACATGCCGGGTTTTCAAACTGAGCATTTGTGTCAGTGGGTCGCCGGGATGGAGCCGGGGGTTATCCCGGCGGAGCATTGGTCCGAGACGATGGATTTCGGCAGTTGCCGGGCTCCGGCGGCGCCGGTGTATGCGGCGGTGGATGTGAACTATTCGCGGACGCACGCTTATGTGGGGGTTGCCGCGTTGCGGGCGGATGGGTCGATGCATGTGGAGGTGGTCGCGGGGGCGGGCGGTACTGATTGGCTGATTAATTGGTTGGTGGCGCGTAAGGATCGGTTCGCTGGTATTGCGGTGCAGAAGACGGGGGCGCCGGTGTCGGGGATGGT